CCAACTTTAAAACCCATTGCTTCAGTTTTTGCAGTAAGTTTTTTGATAACAAAAGCGTGAACAGCATTTTCACGGATTACTTTAATGTAATTTTGTCCAGGTTTTACAGAACAGTTTTTTTCAAAGTTCTCTAAAGTTTCATCATAGTAACTTGAGCCTTCAGCACGGCCTTTTTCAGTCCACTTTGCATAGTCAAGTTTTGAACCTTCAATCAAGTTCTGTACACCTTCATCAAGTGTCTTTGCAGATTTTTCAACGAGAATAGTCATAATTTAAGTCCTTTCTTTAGTGTATGTGTATATTGTACCATAGTTTTTCCTGTTTGGCAACAGCTTTTTTCATTTTTTTATGAATTTTTTTCAGAAATTGCGATTACAACACCTAAGGCCATCATAGCTAGACCAATAGAAGCGTACATTAACATCTCTCCTAGAGAATTTGCATATTCCATACATTTTCCGTCACAATCGCCAGCAGAACCGGCCATCATTACGATACCTGTAAAGATTAAAATTACAGAAATTAGTGTTTTCATAGTGTTTCCTTTCATTTTTTTAACTTATACATCTATCCTATATGAATAAATAAGTGTTGTCAAGCGTTTTTTTACAAAAAAAGCAAAAAAAATCGAAAAAAATTAAGAAAAATGAAGATATTTGTTCTACTTTTGTTCTTTTTTACTGCCGGATGCTCTGGAATAGTGAAAAATTGCAAAATTTCGCCAGATTTAGAGCGAATCAGCGAATCAGCTAAAGAAAATTTAGATAATTTAACTGAAACTGAGCTGAGAAGTGCAACAGCACGCTGTGAATACTAGATAAATAGTAAAAAAAGGAGTTTTCATGTCAAGTTGTCAAAATTGCGGTCATAATTGTCATTGTGGTACAGTATGTAAAATGGAAGTTGTTAATGAGTTTAATGAAAAATACGAAATTGAATGTTGCAAAAATTGTAGATGTGAAAAAGTAAAAAAATCAGAACAAGAAGCCGGCTTTAACGGCGCATAGAAAGGGTTTATGGCTAAAATGAGAAAGTTCCTATTTTGGAATGATGAAGGCGTAGAAAACGAAAGAGAAGCAATTAGTTTAAAGAAGGCTGTTAAGTCAGTTCAATCAGAATACAAAGATACTCAGATTGCAGTTCAATATATTAGTAAAAAGGGACAAGAAATGTGCCACTATGTATTAATACCTATGGGTAGAAAAATCAGACAAGCGATTATAACAGAAAAAAGAAGATTAGCTAAAAAAGCAAAATTAGAAGCAGCGAGGGCTTAAATGCCAGCAGTTTGTAGAGTAGGAGATTCACTATCAACAGGTCATGCTTGTGTAGGAACGACTACGATAGCTTCATCTAATACAGATGGTACTGTTAAAGTAAACGGTATCAACCTCATTGTGGTCGGCGCACCTACAGTATCTCATCCAGCGCCACCAGTTCCACCTTGTCCACCTCATGTTCGTTTTTTAAATGTAGGTTCTTCTACAGTTAGGGTAAACAGTATTCCAGTAGGTCGAATAGGTGATAGTGCAGATGCCGGAGCCATGACAAGTGGTTCAGGCAATGTTTTTGCAGGTTAATTTCTAAAAGGTGTATAAATATTACCGTTATGGCAAGTTATGACGCTTCAAGCACAAATAAAAGTAAAAAGAGTGTAAGGACTTATAAAGACTTAGACTTAGATTTCACTCGACATCCGGTTACCAATGATGTGGTTAAGATTGAAGATGTTGACGCAGTTAAAAGAAGTGTTAGAAACTTAATCAATACAAACTTCTATGAAAGGCCTTTTCATCCAGAATTAGGTTGTGGTGTTAGAGAATTATTATTTGAAAACTATACTCCTTTGACAGGCATTTTTATTAGAAGAAAAGTACAAGAAGTTTTAGACAACTACGAACCAAGAGCAAGAGTTTCTGGTATCGCAGTTAACGAACAACCTGATAGAAACGCAATTGATGTTCAAGTTAATTTTTATGTTTTAAATCTACCAAATCCCGTTTCTGTCACAACTACATTACAAAGAATTAGGTAAATAAATGGCGTCAAACAAACTTACAGTATCAGAATTCGACTTTGATAATGTCAAAGCAAATCTAAAAACTTTTTTACAAGGTCAATCAGAATTTCAGGACTATGATTTTGAAGGTTCTGGTTTTGCCGTTCTTTTAGATATTCTTGCCTATAACACCCACTACCTAGGATTTAATGCCAATATGTTGGCTAATGAAATGTACTTAGATAGTGCAGACATAAGAAAAAATATTGTTTCATTAGCTAAGATGTTAGGTTACACACCAAACTCTTGCAGAGCGCCAATAGCAAACTTATCCATTACAGTAAACGGCGTAACACCAGGCACATCATCAATTACAATGGACAAAGGCACAACTTTTACTACTACAGTTGATGGCACAAGTTATGAGTTTGTAACAAATCAATCTTACACAATTCAACCAAGTTCAGGTGTTTATAATTTTTCAAATGTGGCAATTTATGAAGGCACTTTAGTTACTTTTAAATACACAGTTGATACTTCGGATCCTGACCAAAGATTTTTAATACCAAGTGCTAACGCTGATACTTCAACTTTAAAAGTTTCGATTCAAAATTCTGTATCAGACACAACAACAACTGTTTATTCTTTAGCATCTGGTTATTCTGAATTATCAGATACATCTACAGTTTATTTTTTACAAGAAGCTGAAGATAATAAATTTGAAGTTTATTTTGGTGACGGAGTTTTAGGTAAATCTTTAAGTGATGGTAATATTGTTATCTTAGAATATGTTGTTACAAATAAAACAGAAGCCAACGGTGCAAGTTCATTTACACTTTCAGGTGATATTGATGGCAATTCAGATGTTACAATTGCAGTTACATCAAACGCAGCTAACGGCGCAGAAGCACAAACAAAAGAATCTATTAGATATAATGCACCATTAAATTATGGTACACAAGACAGAGCGGTAACAACTTCAGATTACGAAACAATTGTCAAATCAATTTATCCAAATGCACAATCAGTTAGTGCATGGGGCGGTGAAGATGATGAAACACCACAATACGGCGTTATTAAAATTGCAATCAATCCTATTTCAGGTTCAACTTTAACAACGGCAACTAAAGAAAGTATTAAGACACAATTAAAAAGATATAATGTGGTTTCAGTCAGACCAGAAATTGTGGATCCTGAAACAACAACCGTTCTTTTAACTTCAACTGTAAAATATAATGATAGAACAACTACAAAAACAGCTGATACTTTAAAATCAAATATCATCACAACTTTAACAAATTACAATACAGATACTTTAAATCAGTTTGATGGTGTATTCAGATATTCAAAAGTCACAGGTTTAATTGATAACACAGATACAAGTATTGTTTCTAACATTACTACATTGAGAATTAGAAAAACATTTACACCAACGATTGGCACATCTACAAGATATGATGTTTATTTTAGAAATGGTTTATACAATCCACATTCTGGACATAAAGCAGAACAAGGTGGTATTTTAGTTTCTTCTGGTTTTAAAATCAATGGTGATACATCAACAATATTCTTTTTAGATGATGACGGCCTAGGAAATGTTAGACGATACAGTTTAAATGGTGCAGTTCGTGTTTATGCAAATAATACACAAGGTACAATTGATTACACAACAGGTCAAATTACAATTAATTCATTAAACATAGCATCAATCGAAAACATTAGAGGCAGTGCATCAACTGTTATTGAATTAACAGTACAACCAAACTCAAACGATATTATTCCAGTTAGAGACCAAATCATAAACATTGATACAGCTAACTCATCAATCACAGTAGAAGCGGATACATTTGTTGGCGGTTCTGCTGACGCAGGTGTAGGATACACAACATCATCTAGTTATGGAACATAGGATAATATCAGATGGCAAAGTTTACTGATAAAATATCCAATCTTCTAAACAGTCAGGCGCCAGAGTTTGTCGTTTCTGACCACCCTAAATTTTTAGAATTTCTAAAAGCATATTACACATTTATGGAATCGGCAGAATTGGCCGTGACAAGTGTTGAACAGACAGATGGTATTCGTTTAGAAACAGAAATTGAAACAAGTCAATCTTCATTGTTAATTGACGCATCCAGAATTGATACAGATAGAACACAGTTAGATTCTGGTGATAAAATTCTTTTAGAGAATACAACTTACGGAAAATTTACTAGAGGAGAAACCATAACTGGTCAATCATCTGGTGCAACATCCACCATTTTAACCGAAGACATTGATAATGGCAAGCTTTACATAGCTGCACAAGACAAGTTTATTATTGGTGAAGCTATCATTGGTGCATCATCAAACGCTCATGCTATTGTTGATGGTTACAAACCAAATCCCGTAAACAATATACAAGACTTATTAAACTTTAGGGATCCTGATAAAGTAATCTCTAACTTCTTAACAAAATTTAGAAATGAATTTTTAAATACATTACCTGAAACTTTAGGTGAGAATGTTGATAAAAGAAAATTAATTAAAAATATTAAATCAGTTTACAGAGCAAAAGGTACGGCAAGAGGCCATCAAATGTTCTTTAGATTGTTATTTGGTTTAACTTCAGAAACAGTTTATCCTAGAGAAAATATGTTGCGTGTTTCTGATGGTAAATGGACAACAAATAAAGTTTTAAGAGCAATACAATCATCTAATCAATCTGGTGACCCTACAGATTTAGTAGGTAGAACAATCACAGGCGAAACTTCAAGTGCAACCGCTATTGTAGAAAGTGTACAACAATTTCAAATTGGTGAAAATTTAGTTACAGAATTTATTTTAAATGATGATAGTATTAATGGTACTTTTCAAACAAGTGAAGTTGTAAGAGGTACAGCTTTAGGTATTGATGATACTTTTATAAAATTAACAACAACAGGTATTCCTGGAATAATTACAATTTCAAATGACGGTAGTTTATATAATGTAAATGATAGTGTAACAATTACAGGTGGCGGTACAGGTTCAATCATTCAAGTAGATGCAATTGGTAATGGTGGTATTACAGATTTTATTATTGATAATGCAGGCACAGGTTATGAAATTGGTGACAGTTTAGTATTTAATAATGCAAATACAAATGGCGGTGCAGCTTCGGCTGAAGTTGCTGTGGTTAATGGTGGTTTTACACAAGAAGAATCAACTTCAACGGAAGATGACCATATTGTTTTAGAAGATGAAACTGTAAGAGGTGATAACTATACAGGAAATAAATTAGTACAAGAAAGTGGAACAGGTGTCGGTGATATTACAGACATTCGTATCATTAATGCAGGTTCAAATTACACAACTTTACCTACAATTACAATTACAAGTACAAGTGGTGCAGATGCTTCAGTTATTGCTTATGGTGATGAAATTGGTAAAGTTCAAGGATTAAAAATTGTAGAATCAGGTGCTGAGTATCAACAATCTCCTACACCACCCACTTTAACATTACCAACTTACATTTTAGTTAAAGAAGTTTCAGGTTCTATTGTTGCAGATACAACAGCCACATCATTAGATAGTTCTAGTTCAGGTATTACAGCTACGGTAAGTTCATTTAATTCTGATTTAAAAATTGTTAAAGTTATAGATGCAACTGGCACTTTTGAAGTTGATAGAGAAATTACATTTAGTAATGGTGCATCAGCTACAATTGCAAAAGTTGATGGTGCAACTTCTACAGTAACAGTTACAGCTGTTGCAGATACAGCCGGTACTTTTGTTAACCAAGATGGATGGATTTCTGAAGATGCAATGAGAATACAAGACAGTTTATATTACCAAGACTTCTCGTATGTTATTAAAGTTGGCCGAACAATTAATGATTGGCGAGATAGTTTCAAAAAGACAATGCACACAGCTGGTTTTTATTTTACAGGACAAGTTAATATTGAAAATCAAATTAGTGCTCAAATTAGTTCACCAGTTGAGGGCATTGTTTCAGGCATTGAAGAAAGTCCAATCTTTGGTGTTATTGCAACTCTATTCTCTACTATCTTTGGTAGAAGATTAGGAACAGTAGATGATGGCACAACATTAAGAACAAATCCAGAATTAGGTGTGGATCCAGATTTTGATGATAGTACAAGTGAACACTTTACACCTAATACAAGAGATGTAACTTTATTAAGAGATTATACTTTAATCATTAACTCAGGTAGAAACTTATACAATATCACAGCCAGAGGTAATGATTATATTAGAGGTTATGCTTACGGCGGTCCTAAAATGGGAAGTTTAGACATATATAATAATCCATTTGCATCAAATAATAGATTTGGTGGTAATCATACACATAATAGACAAACTGCCTACACAAGAACAAAAGGTACAACGGTTATGGTAACACCAATGACTATGGCTGCTTGGGCACAACACACAATACAAGGTTTTAACGATACATCTATTGACGGCACAGGCGTTCAGATACGAGATTATGCAATAGACCATATGAAAACTTATATTGCATATCCTAGTTATGTGACAGCCACAGTACCAAATTTAGGTTTTGACCAAACAGATATAACATTTGATGAAACATCATTAACTTTTGATAACACATAATCGCAAAACTTGTATAAATATTAGGGAATTTAAGAGAGTAATCAATGGCAAAACAAACTATTAACATTGGAGTTACAGCTGATGACGGAACAGGTTCTACTATTAGAGCTGGTGGTGACATTATCAATGACAATTTTAATGAAGTTTATAACTTATTAGGCGACGGTTCTACTTTATATTCATGGACTTTTACAAATACTACAGATACAGTAGTAGGCCGTGACACAACCGATACTCTTACTAATAAAACAATTTCAAGTGGTATTGTTGCTACAAGTTTAGATTTAAATGCTAGTGAATTGATTTTAGATGCAGACGCAGATACATCAATTACAGCAGATACAGACGACCAGATTGATATTAAAATTGGTGGTAATGATAGAATTACTTTACAATCTGGTATTATTGATTTAAAAAATGACGGTGCAGAATCACAATTAAAATTATATTGTGAAAGTTCAAATGCACACTATACACAAATTCAAGCTTCACCACACGCAAATTATGGTGGTGGTAGTGTAACAGTTGTCGTTCCGGCAGTTGCAGGAACATTAGCGTTAAAACCAACAACAACTAACGCAACAGGTGATGGTTCTACGGTAGCTTTCACTTTAACTAATATAAATAATGATGTAGATAGCATTATGGTTTTTTTGAACGGAGTTTTACAACGGCCAACTACAGATTATACCGTGTCAGGTACAACACTAACATTTGGTACGGCACCTGCAAGTGCGGATGCTATTACAATTAAGGAGTTTTAATAAATGTCAAATAAAATTAAAGAATCAAATATCACAGATAGTGCTGTAACCACAGATAAGATTGCTGACAACGCTATTACTGCTGATAAGATTGCTCCTGGCGCTGTTGTAGCAACTGATGTTGGTGCAGAAGTAATTACTGGTCAAACAGAATTAGCTGAAGCGGCTAATAATGCTGACACACTATTATTACATGATACATCAGCAAGTTCATTAAAAAAAATTACAGTTTCAAACCTAACTGCTCAAGCGGGTGACGGCTTAGCAAAATCAAGTTCAACACTTTCAGTTGACCCCGATAATGCAACAACATTAGAAACGGCTATTGCTTCAGGCGACTTAATATTAGTTTATGATGCTTCTGCTGGTGTTCTTAGAAAAGTATCACAAACAAACTTCTTAAATTTTCCAACCGTATCATCCGTTTCGCCTACAAATGCAACATCAGGTGACGGTACAGGCAATTATACCTTTGTCATTACAGGTACAGGTTTCACAGGCGCAACAGCATCATTAATAAATTCTTCAGGCACAACTGTTTCTTTTGATAGTCAAACTGTAGATAGTTCGACACAAATTACTGGTGTGATTGCTAAATCAAGTTTACCTGGTTCAGGTGAACCATATGATGTAAGAGTATCGGCGGCTTCAGGTTTACAATCAACTATAGAAAATCAAATTAATATTGACCAACAGCCTGTTTTTAGTACGGCAGCTGGAACATTAGTGACAGTAGCTGATGGAGATAGAGGAAGTTTTAGTGCAATCACAATTTTCGCTTCGGATCCAGAATCAGGTGGCGATGTAACTTATACACTAGAAAGTGGTTCTTTACCAGCAGGATTATCTGGTACTTCTACAAGTTCAGGCTATGTTATCTCTGGAACACCTAGTCAAGTTGCTTCTAACACAACTTCTACATTTACGATTAGAGCTTCAGATGTTAACTCTAACACAAGTGATAGAGAATACTCAATCGTAGTACAAGCGCCAGTAACTCAAACATTTACTTCATCTGGTACTTTCTCAGTACCAAGTGGTGTTACAGCAGTAGATGTATTAGTTGTTGCCGGAGGCGGTGGCGGCGGTTGGGATAGAGCTGGTGGCGGTGGCGCCGGTGGTCTTATCTTTAGACCAGGATTCCCTGTAACTCCAGGCGGAACAGTTTCAGTCACAGTTGGTGATGGCGGTCCAGGAGGTTTAAATCCTGGAAATCCTAATTTATCACCTACACAATCTCAAAAAGGAACTACAGGACAAGACTCAGTATTTGGAACACTTACTGCTAAAGGTGGCGGTGGTGGAGGTGCTGCTAGTCCATGTCAACCAGGTAATTCTGGTGGTAGCGGAGGCGGTGCGGCTTTTCCAGGTACAGCCGGTTCAGCAACTCAACCAACACAAGGCGGAGATTCAGGCACATATGGATTTGGAAATCCAGGCGGTAACTCACCAGGTCCAGCAACAGGCGGTGGTGGAGGTGGCGGCGCAGGTGCGGCCGGTTCATCTACAGCACAACCAAATTCAAATCCAGGAGGTCCAGGCGGTGTAGGTAGAGCATACACTATTGCAGACGGCACAACTTCAGTTTACTACGCAGGTGGTGGTGGAGGTGCTCCTTCAGATTTAACAGTAGCGGCAGGTCAAGGCGGTCAAGGTGGCGGAGGTACAAGTGGTATTTCGGCTAGTCCAGGTTCTCCTGCAACAGCGGGGCAAGCAAATACAGGCGGCGGCGGTGGCGGCGGCGGAAATAATCCAAACACAGTACCAATGGCACAAGGAGCTCCAGGCGGTAAAGGTATCGTTATTGTGAGATGGTCTTAAAAAATGATTATAAATATAATTAGAATTTAAAAGAGGAAGATATGCCAGCGATTATTACAAACAAATTTAGAATACACAATGCAGAGCAATTCGTAGAATCTTTCTCCGAAGCATCTCCAAGTGTATATCACATGGCTATTGGCCGACCACAGGCTTATGGCACAAAGACAAGAGGTGATAGTAGAACAGAAGCCGAAGGTTCTGATACTTCTCCTTTAACTCCAGTCGATTCAGTCAAAGATGAATTTTATTATTTTGATGATTTATTGGCTGCAAAAAGAATTACAGCTTCAGATGTATCATATTGTATTCCAAGAAGAAATTGGACTACAGGCACAACTTATGATATGTACAGACACGACTATGGTAATAGAATAACTGGCACAACAACTACTCAAACTTCCAATAGTGGTGCATCTACTCTTTATGATTCAACTTTTTATGTACTTAACAGTAACAATAATGTGTACAAATGTTTAGATAATAATAGTAACTCATCTTCAACTGTAGAACCAACTGGTACATCTACATCTATTTTAACAACAGGTGACGGTTACAAATGGAAATATATGTACTCATTATCAGCATCACAACAAGTTAACTTTTTATCAACTGACTTTATGGCAGTTTCTACAGATGCTACGGTATCTTCAGCTGCGACAGATGGTGCAATTAATATTGTGACAATTAAATCTGCCGGTTCAGGTGGTACAGACGGAACACATACAAGTGTGCCGATTAGAGGCGATGGTTCTTCAGGAACAGTTTCAGTAACAATTTCATCTGGTGCAATCACAACAGTAACAGTAACAAATGTGGGTTCAGGTTACACTTATGCTTATATTACAGCAGCTGACATTATTGCAGCTGGCGGTACAGGTATTACAGGTGCAGAATTAGATTGTATTATTGAACCAAAAGGTGGTCACGGTTTTAATGCAGTACAAGAATTAGGTGGTTACTATGTAATGACAAACACTAACTTTGAGGGTGATGAATCTTCAAACTCTGGTGACTTTACAGTAGAAAACGACTTTAGACGAGTTGCAATTATTCGAAATATCGAATCAGGCGGTTCTGCTTCAACTTCTACAACATTGAGAGGAACAAAAGCAGTTCTATTAGCAAGTAACTCAGGAACATTTACAAAAGACGAAGAAATTAATCAAGCAACAACAGGTGCTGTAGGTAAAGTAATTGAACACGATACAGTAAATAATATTTTGTATTACTTACAAACTAGATTTAATGATGAGGGTGTAGATAGTAATGGTGATTTAACGGCCTTTTCTGGTACAAATACAATCACAGGACAATCTTCAGGTTCAACTGGTGTACCTTCAACTACGACTGGCACGACTAACAATGTGTCATTTACTTCAGGTTATGCAAGTTCTGAAATTGATGCAGACGCAGGTGATGTTATCTATGTTGAAAATAGAGCACCAATCACAAGAGCTTCAGACCAAACAGAAAATGTTAAATTGATTATTGAATTTTAAGAGGGAAATAGATGCCAAGTCCAACTGACTTTAACCTCACGCCTTATTATGATGATTATGCTGAATCTAAAAAGTTCCATAGAGTTCTTTATAGACCATCATTTGCAGTACAGGCGAGAGAGTTAACACAATCACAAACGATTTTACAGAATCAGATTGAAAGATTATCTGACCACATCTTTAAGCAAGGTGCAATGGTCATTCCTGGTCAAATTTCCTACGATTTAAATTACTATGCAGTAAAATTATCAGCTAAGTCGGCGTCTTCAATTACAGACTATAATGGTTTAGTTGTCACAGGTGCAACTTCAGGCGTAACAGCAAATGTTGTAGGTGTTGCAGCTACAGACGGTACAGACCCGGATACACTTTTCGTAAAATACACAAATTCAGGTACAGATAATGCCACAGTTGCATTTACAGACGGTGAAACATTAAATTGTACACTTGCAGATTCAACAGCGGCTACTGTTACAGTAGATACAACAGCAACAGGTTCATCAGCATATATTGGTGAAGGTGTTTACTACATCAATGGTTTTCATGTTCAAGTTTCAGAACAAGTTATCGTATTAGACAAATATACAAACTCACCATCTTATAGAGTTGGTTTAGAAGTTACAGAATCTTTTGTAACTCCAAATGATGATGCAAGTTTAAATGATAATGCGGCCGGTTCTTCTAATGTCAACGCTCCTGGCGCTCACAGATTTAAAATTAATTTAACACTTGCAAAGAAAACTTTAACAAGTACAGAAGACCAAAACTTTGTAGAATTATTAAGATTAAAAAATGGTATCATTCAAAATAGAGTTAGAACAACTGAATATGCCGTATTAGAAGATACTTTAGCAAGAAGAACATTTGACGAATCGGGTGATTATGCAGTTAGAGGTTTTGATTTAGATTTAAGAGAACACTTAATTGCTGGAAATAATAGAGGTATTTACACTTCAGGTAATGGTGGTGTTGAAAGTAAAATTGCAGCTGGTATTTCTCCAGGTAAAGCATATGTTAAAGGTTATGAAATTGAAACTGTTGGTACAACATATGTTGATATTGACAAAGCAAGAGATTTTGAAACACAAAATAATTTTAATACAAGATTTGATGTAGGTAACTTTATAAATGTTACTAATGTTTATGGTACACCAGATGTTGGTTTCGTATCAGGTGATGTTGAGGCATTTAAAAGAGTAAATCTTTATTCAGAAGCAACATCAAGTAGAGGTACAGAAAATACAGGTTCAGGTGCAAGTATTAACACAATTGGCCGTGCAAAGTCCAGAGGTTTTGAATTAAATTCAGGTACAGCAGTATCAAACACTTTTGCTAGTGGCGCTTTAACAGGTGCAGTTTACAAACACTATCTTTTTGATATTAACTTATTCAATCATTTAAATATTACAACTGACCAATCATTTACAACAGGTGAAGTTGTAACAGGTGGTACTTCAGGTGCTACAGGTATTGTTGAATCAATTTCAACAACCACAAGTGTTGCAATCACAGCTATTTCAAACACAGATAATCCTGGTGTTGTTTCAACTGTAACAGCAAATGGCCATGGTTTAAAAGAAGGCCAACAAATTACAATTGAAAATGCAGGTTTTCAAGTTGATTCATCAGCAATTACAGATGCAACAGTATTTACAGTAAGAAATCCAGCAACAAATACTTTTGAATTATATGAAAGTGATGGCACAACAATTGCCAATGTGACTTCTTATACTTCAGGTGGTGTTGTAAGACATGGTATTGTTATTGTATCAAGTGTTAACGGTGCATTTACAGCTGGCGAAACAATTACAGGTGGCACTTCATCTAATACAGCAACAATTCAAGTTGATGCAGTAGGTATGCCAGGTGTTAGAACATTTGATTTACCAAGTATCAAACAAGTTGGTATGGCAGGTTCTCCAACATATACTGCTGATGCGGCTTTAGATGCAACTTACGGACAAAATTTACAAATCGTAGGTGTTATTGATGTAGGTTCAGGTTCCGCTGATGTTCAAGGTATTGGTACAAGATTTACAGATGATTTAAAAATAGGTGATTCAATTTCATTTACTAACGATAGTGGTAATACAGAAACTAAAATTGTTGAAGCAATTATTTCAAATACAAGTTTAACACTTTCAAGTGTCACAGCGGCAGCTTCGACTAAAACAATTGTTGTAAGAAGAAGAGCAAAAGTACAAGATTCAAATAAAAATATTTCTTTATTTAAGTTACCATACAAAACAATTAAAACACTTAAAACAACTAATAATTCAGGTGTTACAGATACAAACTTTGCAGTAAGAAGACACTTCACAGGTACATTATCATCAAATGGTGATGTAACAATTACTGCTGGTACTAATGAAACATTTACATCTTTATTAGAAAAAGATTTCTCAGTTTCTATTATGTCAACTGGTGCTGGTGGTTCTGGTGCAGTTGGTGATGTTTTAAGTTTATCAGGTAACAACCACGAAGGTGATGCAATATTCACACTTGGCGGTTCTCCAGTTGGTAAAACTTTAACACTTGACTTTGGTGCAAACTATCAAGGCCATAAAGTTAAAATTTTAGCAACAGTTGACCGTTCAGTTGCAGGTTCAAAAACAAAAACACTAAATTCAAATTCTACAGTTGCTATTTCTGACCAAACTACTATTGAAAGTGGAACAATCGGTTTAGGTAAGGCAGATGTTTACCAAATCAATGCAGTTTATATGTCTGCTGATTTCTCAACAGCTGCAACAACAAGTGATACAGATATTACAAGTAGATTTAATTTAGATAATGGTCAAAGAGATAACTTTTATGATATTGGCCGATTAAAATTAAAAGATGGTGCGATTACACCAACAGGCCGTTTATTAGTTGACTTTGATTACTTCTCACACGGTTCTGGTGATTACTTTGATGTTGACTCATATTCAGGTGTTATTAATTACGAAAATATTCCTAGTTATACTTCAGATACTACAGGTCAAATTTATCAATTAAGAGATGTATTAGATTTTAGACCAAGAGTGGATGATGCTTCAACTATTAATTCAGGTGGCCAAGACAGAAGTTTTGATGGCACAGGTGCTTCAACAGTAGATGTAATTAAATTTAATTCAGATGTATCTGCTGACTTTGAATATTATTTACCAAGAATTGATAAAGTATTCTTAGATAAAGATGGTGTCTTTAGAGTTGTTAAAGGTGCTTCATCACTTAACCCACAAATTCCTAAAAATTTAGATGGTGCAATGCACCTATTCACATTACAGTTAGAAAGTTATACTCTATCTACTGACCATATAGAAATATCAGTCATTGATAATAAACGATACACAATGAGAGATATTGGTAAGTTAGAAAAGAGATTAGAAAATGTTGAGTATTACACCCAATTAAATATGTTAGAACAATCAGCACAATCTTTACAAATACAAGACGCTGATGGCTTCGATAGATTTAAAAACGGATTTATTGTTGATAACTTCACAGGTCATGGTATCGGTGATGTAGGTAACTTAGATTACAAAGCTGCTATGGATATGGCAGAAGGACATTTAAGACCAACATTTAAAGAAGATGCAGTACAATTAATTGAAAGAGATGATGACGGCACAGCAATTGTGGCCGCTGATAGAACAGCTGCAAATTATCAAAAGACTGGTGACTTATTAACATTACCATACACAGAAGAAACTTTAGTTGACCAACCATTTGCTAGTAAAGCAATCAATGTCAACCCTTTCAATGTATTCACATGGGTAGGTACAATTGAATTAACACCTCCTGGTGATGAATGGAAAGAAACAGAAAGAGCTCCTGAATTAGTATTAAACAATCAAGGTGCTTTTGACACAATGATTGCAGGCAATCCAAACTTACAAAGTATTGAAATTGGTACTGTTTGGAATGAATGGCAAGATATGTGGACAGGCCGTCCAAGAGAATTAGATGTAAGAAATCTTGGTGGTCCTGTAAGAGAAGGTACTTTTGCTTTTGGTGTTCCAAGACGAGTTTTACAAAGACAAGAAGTTACAACTGGCCAATTAGTACAACAAACCAGAACAGGTGTAAGAAATGTTTTAGTACCTCAAACTGTAAGAAATTCAATTGGCGACAGAATTATTAATGTTGCATTTATTCCTTTTATTAGAAGTAGAACGATTACTTTTGAAGGCACAAGATTTAAACCGAACACAAGAGTATATCCATTCTTTGATAACATTGATGTAACAGCGTATGTTACGCCAGATGGCGGTTCATTAGGTGGTAACTTAGTCACAGATGCTAACGGTGCTTTAACAGGTACTTTTGCAATACCTGACCCAAATGTTGATGCAAATCCAAGATGGAGAACAGGTACAAGAGTATTCAGATTAACAAGTTCTGCTTCAGATAGTAGAGCTTCAGATGTAGAAACTTCAGGTGAAGCAGACTACACAGCAAGAGGTTTATTAGAAACTCAACAAGAAACTATTTTATCAACAAGAGAGCCAAGACTTGTTAGAGAAAGTACAACTGATAACAGACAAATTACAAGAACATCTACAAGAGAAACTAACAGACAAGTTGGTTGGTGGGATCCTCTTGCACAAACATTCTTAATTGATGATAGTGGTGGTGTATTTGTATCTTCAGTTGATTTATATTTCAAAACAAAAGATGATAATGTACCGATTACTGTACAAATCCGTGAAGTTGTAAATGGTTATCCTTCAACGAAGATTTTACCATTCTCAGAAGTTTCAATTAATCCTGATACTGTAACAGTTAGTGAAGATTCATCAGCTGCAACAACATTTACATTTAAGAGTCCTGTTTACATACAAGAAAATGTTGAATATGCTCTTGTTGTATTGGCTAACTCAACAAACTATAATGCTTGGGTGGCAAGAATGGGTGAAACACAAATTAATTCTGATAGAACAATATCAGAACAACCTTATGCCGGTGTTTTATTTAAATCACAAAACGGTACTACATGGTCTGCTGACCAAAACGAAGATATTAAATTTAAATTAAAAAGATGTGAGTTCCAAAATGTTACAGGTACAGTTACATTAACGAATGATGACTTACCTACAAGAACACTTGCAACTAATCCAATTAGAACAACAAATGGTTCTTCTACAATTAGAATTTCACATCCAAACCATGGTATGCACGGTGCAGATAATAATGTAACAATTTCTGGCATTGCTTCAGGTACATATAACGGCCTTGATGCTTCAGAAATTAACGGAACATACACAAGTATTTCAAATATAACTTTAGATAGTTATGAAGTTACTTCAAGTGGTACAGCAACAGCTAGTGGTGATGTTGGTGGTTCAAGTGTTGCAGCTACACAGAATAGAGTTTATGATGTGTTAGACTTAAACTTAGCAACTATGACAGTACCAGAAACAACTATTACATATAAGATTAGACCGACAACAGGTAAATCAATTCATGGTTCTGAATCAGAATTTAGTTTAACAAGTTCGACAAATGCACAAACAGTTATTGCAAATGATAATATTTACTTTACTGCTCCTCAAATGGTAGCAAGTGCAATTAATGAAACAAATGAAATGAGTGGAAGTAAATCACTATTTGTTACTTTAGAATTTAATACAACAAATACTAAACTTTCACCAGTTTTAGATACTCAAAGAATGAGTGCAATTACTGTACAAAACAGATTAAATAATCCTACAAGTGGTAATACACCAAACTTTGTAGATGATGAACAAGCAACAGGTTCTTCAACAGCGGCTATTTACTGTACAAGACCAATTACTTTAGAAAATGATTCAACAGCATTAGAAGTTAGATTAACACAAAATGTTCGTTCAACTTCAAGTGTAAGAGTTTTCTATCGTGTGTCATCATCCGAAGAAGTCAGAAATATTGATGACTTAAATTGGATTCCATTTAACGCAGACGGTAGCGAAGATAGTACAGTTGTTCCAGCTGAAGATGCAGCTACATTTAAAGAATACAAATATAGTGCGACAGGCATCCATGACTTTACTGCTTTTCAAATTAAAGTAGTAATGAAAGGTACAAACTCAGCATATCCGCCTGTAATACAAGATTTAAGAGGAATTGCTTTAGCAATATAAAGTTATGACTAAACTAAAAGTAGAAGGTTATACTGATTTAGTTAGAGATACATATTCTAATGGTATTGTAAATACCAATGTAACTGAATATCAACTTTATATGAGAAGAATAAAAGCAAGAGAAAAACAAGGTGACCAAATAAGAAACGCTTGTAAAGAAATAAATAATTTAAAAGCAGAATTATTTGAAATTAAAAAATTATTAAAGGACTTAGGTAACAAGTAATGGCAGTCAGAAGCGTAGCAGTAACAAATACTTTAGAGGAGTTTCGTACTACCTTTAATAGTTTAGGCACAGATGTAGGTGACTTAGGTTTACTAGGTACTACTGATACATCTTCTATTGTTGCGGCTATTAATGAAGTTAATACGGCCGTTACAGCTGCATTTACTATTAGAGATGCTTCATCTACAACTCAACAAATAAGTTCAGGTGATGTCTTTACTTTTGCAGGTGATTCTAATATTTCAGCTACAGTATCAGCGACTGATACTATGACTATTACATTAAATAGTACAATATCAGGTTTAACGAGTGTATCTGCTACAACATTGACAGACGGAACAGCGTCAATGAATAGTGGTTCATTATCAGGAGTTGTTAATTTAACAGCTTCAGGAACAATTGAGGGTGGCACAATTACTGAAAACTCTATTAGGGTTGCCACACAACCTTTTGCGATTGCACAGTCAATTGCCTTAGGATAATTGATAAAAACTTTTATAAATAGAAGTATAAATATAGGAAAAGAAAATGGCTAACGATTTTAAAAGATTTACAAGTGCAAGTTTAGGTACAACAACAGGTGCGTCAGCAACTGCTGTTTATACTGTGCCGTCATCTGGTGCAACAGCAATGGAATCAATCGTTATTGGTATTACCCTAGCAAATAAATCAAGTTCAGGTATAACTGCTGATGTATTCCTTGACAATTATGACGGTTCAAATGATGTCTATATTGTTAAAGATGTAACAATCCCAGCAGGCGCCTCATTGGAAGTAATGTCCGGTAATAAACTTGTTTTACAAGGCGACGGTACAACTAATGACGCATTAAGAATTTCAGCGAGTGCAGGTTCAGCTTTAGATGCAACAGTATCCGTACTTGAAGATGTGTAATAAAAAATAGTAAGAGAGATATAAATGGCTTATATTGGACAAAAACCAGGAAGTAATTTTAGAAATGTCACTTTAAAAGATAGCTTTACAGGTGACGGCTCAACTACTGCCTTTGATTTAAGTAAATCATTTAACCAAGCTGGTCAAAATGATTTGGAAGTATTTGTTGACAATGTTCGACAAGAGCCTACAGCTGCATATACAGTTGGCCAAGACGATTCAGGAAATTTCAAAAGAGTAACATTCACAGCCGCTCCAACAAACGGCGCTACTATTTACATTTTAAACCAAGGTGAAACATCTGGTGTTTTATCAGTTTCAGATGGCGCAATTACTTCAGGCAAATTAGGAACAGATGTTATCACAGGCCAAACAGAATTGGCCGAAGCTGCTAACAATGCAGACACAGTTTTATTACATGATGATTCAGCTGGGTCATTAAAGAAAATTCAAGTTTCAAATTTAACAGCGCAAGCAGGTGATGGTTTAGCAAAATCAAGTTCTACTTTATCAGTAGATGCTAATAATGCAACAACATTAGAAACAGCAATTGCAGCTGGTGACTTTGTTTTAATTTATGACGCATCAGCTGGTGTTTTAAGAAAAGTATCTCAAACAAACTTCTTAAACTTTCCTACAATTTCAAGTGTATCACCTACAAATTTATTATCTGGTGATGGCACAGGAAATTATACAATTGTCATTACAGGTACAGGTTTTTCAGGCGCATCAGCAAAATTAATAAACACTTCAGGTACAGAAGTTGAATTTGATACAGTAACAGTTGATAGTTCAACACAAATCACAGGAGTGATTGCTAAATCTTCATTGCCAAATTCAGGCGAACCTTATGATATAAAAGTTTTAGCTTCTTCAGGATTAAATTCTATTGAAACTGATGTAATTACGATAGATGCTCAACCAGTATGGTCAACAGCATCAGGTTCTTTAGCCACAGTTACGGATGAAACTCGTTCAGGTTTATCTTATACAGTAGCAGCTGCGGATCCAGAATCAGGTGGTGATGTCACTTATACATTAGAAAGTGGAAGTTTACCAGCAGGTTTATCAGGTTCATCTACAAGTTCTGGTTATGTAATTAGTGGCAATGCTACTGCTGTAGGAGCTGATACAACATCTAACTTTACTATAAGAGCTTCAGATGTAAATTCTAACACAAGCGATAGAGCATTTAGTATAACCATTCAAGCACCAAAAGTACAAGTATTTACATCATCTGGTACTTTCTCAGTACCAAGTGGTGTTACATCCGTTGATGTTCTTGTAGTCGCAGGCGGTGGCGGCGGAGGTCAAAGACACTCTGGTGGTGGTGGAGCTGGTGGATTAATTTTTAGACCAGGTTTTCCTGTTACTCCAGGTGGAACAGTTTCAGTCACAGTTGGTTGTGGAGGTGCAGTTACAGGCCAAGGTGGTAATAGCGGAGGCGGTTCTGTATTCGGAACATTAAACGCTCAAGGTGGCGGTGGCGGAGGTTCTGACGGAGGAACTGCTCCAAGAATAACTACAAATAATCAATGGACAAAACCAGGAGGCTCAGGTGGTGGCGGTTCACACACTTGTACAGGTGCTGGACCTCTAAGTTCAGGTGCAGGTAACGGAACTCAACCCACTTGTTATCCAGGACAAGATAGTTCAAATTATGGCCATGGAAATCCAGGCGGTAGAGGTTCAGCTTTTGTAGGTGCTCCTCAGACATCATCAGGCGGCGGCGGTGCCGGCGGCGGCGGTGCAGGTGCAGCCGGAAGTAATGTTAATCCAGCTGGTCAAGGTTCAGCAGGCGGTATAGGTCGTTCTTATACAATCGCAGACAATTCAACTCCAGTTTACTATGCAGGTGGTGGCGGCGGTGGCGGCCGTGATAGTAGTAACGGAGGTCCTTCTAGCCAAGGTGGTGGCGGAGCAGGTGGTCCTGCAGGTCCTTCAAGCGGTCAACCAGGAACAGCAAACCGTGGCGGCGGTGGTGGTGGAGGTACCGGTGAAGGTGGTCAACCACAACAAGGCGGCGTAGGCGGTAAGGGTGTTGTAATCGTAAGGTGGAGTTAAAATAGGAAAGAATAAATGGCATATTTAGGAAGAGAACCAGTAAACGGATATTATCAAAAGCAAGCGCTGACTACAGATGGTAGTACAACGACTTTTGCTTTAGATTATACTGTTGGTACGGTCAATTCAATTTTAGTCCAAGTTGATGGTGTTTTACAGGAACCAACTTCTTCCTACACTATTGCTTCAGGCGGAACACAAATCGTATTTTCAGAAGCTCCTTTAGCAACTGACAATACATTCATCATTTACCTAGGAACAGGTTATGATACAGCAATTGTTGGTGATTCTTCATTCACACATCCAGAATTAGCAGAAAGAGCGGCTTCAAATGATAAGTTTGTATTATACGACACATCTGCCGGTACAGTAAAAACAATTCAAGCAAGTAATGTAGTTGCATCTACAGTACAAAGAGATTACACAGGTGACGGTTCAACAGCCGCATTTACAGTAACAAATGGTGTTACAGAAAACAATATTTTAGTAATTGTAAACGGATTAGTAATGTTACCAGGAACAGACTATACAGTTTCCGGAACAACTTGTACATTAACAACGGCTCCATCAGCGAGTGACACAATTGATATTAGGGAGCTGCCAGCGTAAGGTAGATAAATAGGATTATGGCACAAAGAAAAGGTATATCAACAGGTACTACAGCACAAAGAAGTATCGAAGAAGCAGGTAAATTACGATTTAATACCACAACAAATTTGTTAGAGTATTATGATGGCACACAATGGAAATCTATTGATTCTCCTCCAATCATATCTAGTATAGATGTTACTGAAATAGATACTACGGCCGGAGGCAATGAAACTTTTGTAATTACAGGTTCTAATTTTTCTACAACAATTACTGAAGTGCGATTTATTCCAAATTCAGGCGCTGATATTGTTGCTTCGTCTGTAACAAGAGATAGTGCAACTCAGATAACTGCTGTGGCTGCAAGAAGTGATTTTATTAATGCAAATGAGCCTTATGATGTTAAAGTCACAAATAATTCAGGTTTAGCAGCAACATTAGCAGACCAAATTAATGTTGATAGTGCTCCTGTTTGGCAAACAGCTTCAGGTTCGATAGGTACTGTTTATGATAGTGCTAGAACAGGCATTTCATTTACAGTTTTAGCCACAGATGCTGAAAGTGATGCTATTACATATACTTTACAATCAGGTTCTTTACCATCAGGTTTATCATTAACATCTACAAGTTCAGGTGCAGTTATAAGTGGTGATGCGAGTTCAGTTGGTTCAAACACCACATCAACATTCACACTTAGAGCTTCTTCAGGTGTTGATAAAACTTCAGATAGAGTATATTCAATTACCGTTAACGCTCCAACAGTAGAATCATTTACTTCATCTGGTACTTTCTCAGTTCCAAGTGGTTTATCGAGTGTTAATGTCTTAGTTGTTGCTGGTGGCGGCGGTGGTGGTAAAATGCACTATCCAGCTGGCGCATATCACCATGCAGGCGGCGGCGGTGGTGCCGGCGGTTTAATTTATAGACCAGCATTCCCGGTTACTCCAGGCGGAACAATTACAGTCACAGTTGGTAATGGCGGCTCAGGTGGTGCTGGTAACTACGATAGCGGATGTAATCCAGTAAATGGACAAGATTCAGTATTTGGTACATTGACTGCTAAAGGCGGCGGTAAAGGTACAGATGGTGCAGCAACTCCAACTACATATACTTTTGGTTCACCATCTTCTCCTGGAGGTTCAGGAGGTGGCGGAGGTCAAAATGCGAATGCTCCAGGTTGGACTGACAATGGTGGTTCAGCGACTCAACCTACTCAACCAGGCGATTCAGGTACATATGGATTTGGAAATGCCGGCGGCGGTTGGCCAGGACCATCAGCAGGTGTTGCAACAGCAGCTGGCGGCGGTGGCGCTGGCGCAGCTGGAAATCCAGGTACACCAGCAAGTAATGGAGGTCAGGCAGGTATCGGTAAAGCATATTCGATTTCAGGTACACCTGTTTATTACGCTGGTGGCGGCGGTGGTGGTGCTGGAGGAAATTCCTGTGGAAGTGCTGGTCAAGGTGGCCAAGGCGGCGGCGGTATCGGTGGAGGTTCCGGTGCTCCAACACCTTGTGGAACAGGAGTTTCTGGTACGGCAAATCGAGGCGGCGGCGGTGGCGGCGGCGGAGCTTACCATAATGCTAGTAGATTAGCCCCTGGCGGTACAGGCGGTAAAGGTATCGTTATTGTATCATACTAAATACTATTAATTAATTATTCAAACTAAGGAGTGAATATACAATGAGTAAAATTAAATCAAATGTAGAAACTGATAAAGACATTGAACCTTTATTTGACTACGGAGATATTACTGATAGAGATAAGTCAGTAGTAGAAGAAGTTATAAATTTATTACAAGCAAGACCAGGCGTTCCAAGTGAAATGGTCATTGCTGAATTAAAAGAGAAATTTCAATTGGTAACTATACCAATGATGAAAGTAGAAGATAGTGTCTGGCATCAATTGACAAAAGACGAAAGAATTGGCCAGTCTATGCAAGGGTTTAGACAAACAACTGATAATGAGGGCAACAAAATTAGAATCCCACATATCGGATTTTCTGCTGACCTTGACTACTTAGACGAGTTTGTTAACAGATTGGCAAAGAAGATTGCTAGTCTACCAACAGCGGAAGATAAATAGTAATAGGTAATAAAGAGAGAAAAAAATGGCATTAACTAAAATTGGAAGATTAGTAGATAAAGGTATTATCAAAGACCAAACTAACTTAGGTGGTTCGGCTGCGGATACTGACGAATATCTAATTTATGATGCGTCAAGTGATAGTTTAAAAGCTATTGCAGCTTCTAATGTTACGCCAAACGAAACTCTTATTACAGGCAAAGACGAAATCACTATTGGTAATGTTGCAAGTAATGATGTTCTTTTAATTTATGATACATCAGCGGGTGTATTAAAGAAAATTACTAAATCTGCTTTTGACGCTTTAACACCATCATTTACAAGTGTTTCACCTTCAAACTTATTATCAGGTGATGGCACAGGTAACTATACAATTGTAGTTACAGGTTCAGACTTTGACAATACAGCTACATTTAAATTAGTTACTGACGGTGGCACAGACATTTCTATGGATACAGTAACTAGAGATAGTGCAACACAATTAACAGGTACAGTTGCAAAAAATACAGCAAATTTAACAAACGCAAACGAACCATTTGATATCGTCATTACAAATGGTAATAGTTTATCTTCAACTGCTTTAAATCAAATTACTATTGATGCTCAACCTGCCTGGTCAACAGCCACAGGTAATATAGGCAACATTTATGATGGTAGTCGTTCAGGTGTTTCATTTACAGTTGCAGCTGCGGATCCAGAATCAGGCGGTGATATAGTTTATACTTTAGAATCGGGTTCTTTACCAGCAGGTTTATCTGGTACTTCAACAAGTTCAGGTTATGTAATTTCAGGCACAGCAAGTGCCGTAGGTTCAAACACCACATCAACATTTACTATAAGAGCTAAAGATGTAAATTCAAATATTGCTGATAGAGAATTTAATATAGTTGTTTATGCTCCTACTATAGAATCATTTACATCTTCTGGTACTTTCTCAGTACCTGGTGGCGTCACAGCAGTTAATGTATTAGTTGTTGCAGGCGGAGCCGGCGGAGTTCAAAGACACGGCGGTGGCGGTGGTGCCGGTGGTTTAATTTATAGACCAGGTTTTCCAGTCACGCCAGGCGGAACAGTTACAGTCACAGTAGGTGACGGTGGTGTTGGAGGAGCACCTGGTCCGGTGGGACCAGCTGGGCAATCAGGACAAGATTCAGTATTCGGAACATTAACTGCCAAAGGTGGCGGTGGCGGACCTTCAGACGGTGCCGGACAGCCAGGCGGTTCAGGTGGTGGAGGTGCATATTATGCTCAATCTGGTGGTTCAGCAACTCAACCAACTCAACCAGGAGATTCAGGTACATACGGATTTGGAAATGCAGGCGGTAACGGTATTGCTTGTGTAAGTTATATAGGTGGAGGCGGTGGAGGCGCTGGTGCAGCCGGCGGTACAAGAGCCCCCGGTAGTACAACTGCTGGCGATGGCGGTATAGGTAGAGCATACACAATCGCAGACGGCACAACTTCAGTTTATTACGCAGGTGGCGGAGGTGGTTCTTCATCACATTCAGGTCCACAACCACAAATCGGTGGTGTAGGTGGACAAGGAGGCGGTGGTAATGGTGGTGCAGGTGGTCAACCAGGCACAAGTATACCATCATCTGGTATTTCAGGTCAACCAGGAACAGCAAACCGTGGCGGCGGTGGTGGTGGAGGTACAGGAGATACAGGTCCTCAAACAGGCGGCGCTGGCGGTAAAGGTATTGTTATTGTAACATACTAAATAATTAAGAGATGAATATGTTTAATAAAATCAAAGAATTCTTTTTTCCTAAAAAACCAGAAATAGACTTAAAAGGTTTAGAGAAAAAAACAAAGGCTGAGTTAGAAAAACTTGGTAGAAAAATTGGCATTGAATTAGACAAAAGATTAACAAAAGACAAGTTAATTAAGCAGATTAAAAAAGCGTCTAAATAATATTATAAACATTGACAATTTATTAAAATTGTTATATAATGGCAGGTGAAATGAGTAATACATACAATACAAATTGCCCAAAATTTGTTACCGAAACAGGTGACAATATAATCTATCCTTTTAGTCCACCTATATTTCAATCACAAGTGGATAATAATTTCATACAAGAATTAATACAAGAAGGTTCAAAACTCACAGTTGATAATGATGACTGGCGAGGTAATTTGGCCGGTAATATGAAATATGGT